CGGCAAGCGCATTGGCAAGGCCTTCCGGGGTGCTTAATGGCACGCCCACGGGGATGGTCCAGAACGTCGCCTGGCGGCCTTCTGATCGCTTCGCCAGCCAGACGTGCACCCTGTACTTAAACGTCCCCATGCCCTCGCCGAGGAGATACAGGACGGGCTGTTGGATCACGGCATTGCCGCGCCATTCGACGCCGCAAGCGACCGACAGGGCCATGTCAAGCACGTTAAAGGTCTTGAACGTCTTGGCGGGGCCATACCAGACCGATGCGCCGTCATCGATCACCCAGCCGTCAATGATCCACGTGGGATCTGGGACCGATAGCAGGCCGGGGATGTCGAGAATGGGCAGGCGGGGGCGTTCCGGGGCGACCGGGGCGGCCTTCAGGAAGCCAATCACGTCGAAGCCTTCGGCAACGGCGTCGGCAGCGTCCCAGCCTTCCGGCTTGCCCGCTGGCGGGCCAAGCCGCCTGACCAGACAGCCAAGGGCGGCGAGGGGTCCGGCCAGCTTGTCCATCAACAAAGCGCCGGGTGCGTCAAAGTCGGGCCAGAGCACGACCCGCTTGCCGGCGAGTGGCGTGAGGTCCGTTTTCTCGATTGTGCTGTTGGCCCCGCCCATCAGGGTGGTTGCATCGACGCCAATGCTTGCCAGGGCATCGACGCACTTCTCGCCCTCGACGATTACGACCGCTTCTGACGCATGCCAGCGATCAAGACCGTACAGCGGGCGTGGGGATGGCATGCCGCCCGGGACTGCAAACGTCTTCTTGCCGTTGCTCAGCGCCCAGCGGTTGACGTCGCAGACCTTGCGGCCTGCCTTGTCGCGGTAGACGTATTTCGCCTCGAGCACCCTTTCGGGTTCGAGTTCGACGGGCCTGGCGGCTTCGACTTCGTGGCGAATGATTGCCCGCGGGGCGGGTGTTCCGCCTGCCCATGCGTCACACTCCGCGAGGATCTGGGCGAAGTCGCGCGCCACGTCGAGGTTGTGCGCTACGGCGTACAGTCCGAAGACGTCTCCCCGATCGCCTGTGGCGTGATCGATCCAGCGGCCGGCGGTATCATCAGCCGTGACGCTGATGGACAGGCTAAGCCCTTTGGAGCCGGACACGTCCCCGATCCTGGCATCCTTTGGCCCCATGACAGCGCGGGGGTACAGGTAGCGGACGAGCTCCCGCACCCTGCCTTGCAGGGTGCGATAGACCCGCTCCTTTCGGATCGAGGCGTCCTCAAAGGCGGGTATCCTTGCCGCGTCGTTGAAGTCCAGCATGGCTTACCCCCAGCAGCGTTTACGGAAGGGGCAATCCTTGCACAGCCAGTAGCTCTCGTCATCGGTGCATCGCGCGCGGAGGCTTCCTGCGCGTGTGTCTGCGATGATCTCGGCTGCGCGGTCTGATGCTGCCTGCGCGCGTTCGCGATCAAACGGGACCAGCTCGAGGTAGATCTCCATCGTGTCCGCATTTGTGGCCTGGAACAGCGCGGGCGAGGTGAGGTCGAGATAGGCCTGGTAGAGCGCGACCTGATCGGCGTATTCGGGTTTGGCTTTGGCAAGGCCGTTCTTGTTGATCGCGGCCCATGACTTCTGGCCCAGCGCCTTGTGCTCCCAGAGCATGGGATATTGGTAGCCGTCAGGGCCGCTCTTGATGACCCGATCGACGTGCCCACGGAATGCCCCGCCGGCAGCCGAGAAGCCTATGGGCGCCCCGTCCTTGCCCGTCTGCGTGAGCCTGAACCCGGCGTCTGACAGCCAGACGGCCGCCATGCTTTCCATCATGTGCCCGCGCTGGAATATGCGCAGGGTCTTTGCCGAGAAGCGCCAGCCTTCATCGTGAGGCTCGCCCATGAACTCGTACTGTATCTTGCGCTCACAGGGCGAGCCGATCGATGATGCGCCGACATAGGTTCGCCGCTTCTCGGCTGGTGGTGGCAGCCCGTCGATAAGCGCATGAATGGCCGCGACGTCTGCGGTTCGTGTCATGGTGGTGGGGTTAAGATCGATCATTTGCGCACCTGTTGCTTGACGGGCTCCGGATCGCCTGGCTTGCGGCGGGCGAAGGCGTTGCATTGTTGATGATGCGTGTCGCGCACCATCCTGAAGTGTGGTGACGCCTCGCCCTTGCATTGCGGGCGTGGCATCCGCTGGAGCCAGACGCAGCCCTCGCATGTGGTGTTCTGCTGCTTCTGGATGTGAGCGGCTGCGGCCTGTTGGGCCGAGGCGTCACGAAAGACGCGTGTGCGTGTCTGGCTGCTCATGCCGCGCGCTCCTGAACAATTGCGCGCGATGCCAGGCGCATGGCGACACGGGTGCAGATCATGCCGACCCGCTCGGCCGTGAGCGGGTCCGTCTGCGCCTCGATGCGGCGCCGGGCGTAGATCACGGTTGTGTGGTCGCGCCATCCAAATGATTGCCCCACTTGCGTGGTGCTCTTGCCGGTCTTCAAAGCGAGGTACATCCCGCACGCGCGCCAGTGTGCGAGGTCGGAAAAGCGGCGGTCGCCCACGATCTGCTCGACTGAGTAGTGCGAGGCGTCAGCCGTCGCGGCGATAATGTCTGCGATTGACGGCGTCATGCCGGCATCCTTTCGTGATCTGTTGGGTCTTCAAGCGTCTGTACGCGGGTGTTCTCAATCGCCTCGTGAGCGATGGCAAAGAGCATAGCGGCATCGACCTTGGACCAGCGGCCCAAGGGCTCCTCCCAAGGCAGGCCCGACGCCTTGTCGGCAATCAAGGCCAGTGCCGCCTCGCTAAAGCCCAGCGTCATGGCATCAGGCGAGCCGATGCGTGGCGTCCCGCGGCGCGTGGCCCAGTTGCAGGTGCGCGCCTGTATCCACGTGTTGATGGCGGTGAAGGCAAGGAACCACGCCTCTTTATCGGTCATTGCATGATCGCGTTCGCCAAGCATGCGTTTGAGCGTGGCGGCCGCCGCAACGGTCGCCAGGTTATCTGGATCATCTGTCATTGTGTGTCCCCGGCTTGGGGAGCGGCGCGAACCGCTCCCCTGCCCGGTCAGCCCCACGATGGGCGGCTGGAGGATTTAGCTGCCGCAGGCTTGGCAGCAGCCTTGACCTTCGCGGGCTTGAACCCGGAATAGTCCGGATCATCGACCGCTACGGCTGCGATGGTGTTCTTGTCCTTGCCCTTGACGGTGTCACCGGAGCGGCCATCGACATAGTCGGACCCCTCTTCAATGCCGAAGCGACAGACGAACGCCAGCCCGGACAGGTCGTCCCAATCGCTTATCTTGCGAGCGGCCATAGCCTCTGCGCTGTCGTCAGTGGCGCTGATCCCGTATGCGCTTTCGAGTATTGAGCGGATCAGCGAGCGGGTGATTGACACCATCTTGTTGTGACCGTCCGAACCGTTGCCGGCGATGCCTGCCCACTTCCAGGCCTTGCGGCCCTTGTGTGGACCGGCGGTGATTGTCACCTCGAGGTCCAGGCCTTGCACGCGTGCGTCCTTGCCGGACGTCTTGATGCCGCGCACCGTGATGACGGCTGGCGCGATCGTGCCGTCCGGGATCGGGCTGCCAGATTGGCCGCCGGTTGCAACTTCTGCGGTGTTGAAATCGAATGCAGACATGATGGTGATCCTTATTTGAGGAGCTTGGCGAACAGGTCGCCGAGGTGCGGTTTTTCCATGAGTGCGAGACGTCCGGAGCGGTCCTTTGCCGGGAAGCCCCATTCGTTTTCGGGGCCCGTGATGAATGCCCGAAACGGCTCGCCATCTTCGGGGCGGATGATGGCGAATGTGATCACCTCATCCACGATGCCTGGCATCTCGCGGCCGGTCTTGCTGCCATCGATCTGGATCGACCACGTCTTGCGTCCGAAGTCGTCTTCGTCCTCGTTCAGCAGGCAAACGAACACCACGTTGCGGGTGCGGGCTTGTTGCAGGCGCTTTATCCACCCGATCATCTGGCGGCCGAGGAGGCCGTACATTGAGCGGGTGTCTTTATCGCCCTTGGCGGTCATCGCCTCGGGCTGGGTCTCAGCCCACGCCATGCATAGGCGCGCCGCTTCCGTGATGCTGTCGATAAAGACGGTCTGGTATTTATCCAGCGCCGCCTCGTCGCCGAACTTCTCGCAGACAGCATCATAGTGCTGCTGCCCGTAGAGATCGCCGGGTCGGACGTTGGAATTAGGGCCGGCGAGGAAGCACGCGAGGTCGCGGCACTCCTGCCATGTTTTAGGCCGCAGTTCGTCCACCGGCACGTCCGAGACGGACAGATTGCCCGCTTCGAGGTCGATGAACAGCACGGTCTCAGGATCGAGCGTCCTGAGCAGACTTGTCTTGCCGACGCCTGGCGGCCCGACGACGAGGAGCTTGACGCCCCTCGTTTCGGACATGCGTTCGTCGGCTGTGATGATGGCTAATCCCATCGTACAGCTCCGTTACTTTTCTAGCTGCTTACCCTTGCTCTGCGTGAAGGCAGGCGGTGGAAGGTAAGGAGCCGTGCCCCTGCTTATTCGTGCCGCTAAGGCCTTAATTCGCAGGCTTCCACCGCTTGCTCCGTGATCCCCGTTGCGGGGGAAACTGAAACTTCGCATCTCGCCACGTCTGCGAAACGCTTGCAGATCATCAGCGCGACGACCTGCTTATCATCACCAAAAGCTATTCCGTTGAGACCGTCAAGGACTGCCTTTGCGATGTTATCGACATCGAAGCGGCCAGGCGCTTCGACACCCATCATTGCCGCCAGCTTGCGCTTCTTGCTCCACGATTGAGCGGGCACGAAGTACGCGGTGATCTGCACCATCAGCGGCCCCTCGATCGGCTGGGCGCCCGCCTGACGCGCCGCCAGCTTCACGAGGTTTTCGTAAGCGGCTGTCTTGTCATCGGTGCGCACCCGCACGAAGCCCGCGCGTGACGCGCTGAAGCGTGGCCTGCCCTTGCCGCGCGGTTCGCCGGGGATGCTGAAGCGAAGGCTCATCGCTGCCACGTATCCAGCCCGACCTCGCCCTTCGACACTTTGTTGATCAGCAGCATCAGCTCGTAAGACGGCCTAGCCTTGCCGCGTCTCAGCTTGCTGATGTGCGCGCGATCGCGTGCAAAGCGTTTGGCAGCCTCCGCGTCAGTCGTGTTGGTTTGTTCGAGCCATTGTGCGAATGTCATGGATGATGTGTGCATCCTGCGCCGCACGGGTGTCAAGAAGAAAAGTTGCACGCCGCGCACAGATAGTAATTGACCGTTAATGCATGACGTGCACAATGAGGACATCAAAGGAGCACGACACATGATCACCGAAATCGAAACCCAAGCCGAAGTTATCAGCCTTAACGGCGCGGAAGCTGGCCGCGCGATCTGGCTGGCAGTTGACTGCGCTATTGAAGCCGGGATGCCCGCCAGCCGCGCCCGCTACATGTTCGACGCGATGCTTGAAACGATCGTGGACGAGATGTCAGGCACAGAAGCCGCGCTGTTTTCCGCAAGCGCATACGAGACGCTGCCGATGTCCGCCACATCGACTGCGGATCGGGCGAAGATCGACAGCGACGCATGGCGCGCTTACGAGATTTACGTGGGCGACGCGCGCGAGGCCGCTGCTGAAGACCGCGCCGACTATTACAACGATGTGGCACGCGACGAGCGGGTGTCGGCATGAACGTTTACGACCTGACGCCCGAGCGCGTCGAGACGCTTCGCAGCCAGCTTGACGATGCAGCTGCGCACATCGGCCAGCAGCGCATCCGCATCAAGAAGCTGGAAGCCCTGCTCGTCGCCTGCGCCGAGTTTATCGAGCCCTACTCCGATGTGAGCGATGGCGCTTACGGCATCCCCGTACCAAACGCCGCAATGGCGTTGATGTCTGAAATCCTTGAGGCAATCCCATGATCCGCGAAGCCCTGGCCCTCACCCGCCCCGCCTTCGCGCTGACAGAGCATCTCGCGCGCTCTGCCGAGGTCTCGGCCTTCGACCTGACCGGCCACGTTCGCCAGCGCCAAACCATCAACGTGGTGCGCTCGACGTGCGCGAAGCTGCGGAGGGTGATCTAATGGATGACCTGCCAAACCTTCGCGTTGCCATTTCGCCTCTCAGCAATCGCATCTTCGCAGGTTACTCGCGCCCCGTGAAGGGCAAGCCCGGCCTGATGAACTGGACGCGCAAACAGGACGTCACCGCGCAAGCGGTTGACGCGGTCCTTCGTCACCTTCTCGACGGCAAGAAACGAGCGCGCTGGGAATTTTTGAACGATGAGGACACGCTTGTCGTCACCATCAAGCGTGGAGCGGCGAAGCCATGAGCAACGTGATCCCCCTCCGCCCCCACGCCACGCGCCCAGCCGTTGACGACACCATCCGCGCAGACTGCGAACGCCTGATGCGTAGGCTGGTGCGTGACGGCCGCACGCCGGAACGCGAGATGCGGCTGCTGGCTGATCTTCTCGACCACATCATTGTGCGGGTTGAAGAAGCATGACCCCCGACGAAGCCTCGCGCCTCTATGACGCCGTCATGCTCGCCGCGCCGATGGCTGGGCTGGGTGCGGTGTTGTTTGTTTTGATTTGGCGCTGGCCGACAGGGAGAGGGCCATGAGTGCAAGTGAAGCAATCGCGCGCCTGCGTGCGGCCTACGCTCACGCCAGTATGGACGAAGACGACAAAATCACACGCGCCCTCCCCGCGCTGCTGGAGTGCGCGGAGGCTTTGCGGGGTCTGCATGACGATACGGTCGAGTACGTCACGCTGAACAAACTGCACGACGCTGACGGATCGCCAGCAATCAACAACCATTGGATGAAGAAAGCCCGCGCAGCACTTCAGGCGCTGTCACAAACAGGAGAAACCAATGCTTGATTTTACGCTGCTGGAAAAACTCGGGCCGCTCAAAAACGGCAGTCACTCAGGCCCAACTGAGGGCGCGTGTGTGATGGAGGCTGTCGCCTACATCGCTGGCGAGCAATGGTCGGACCATCCCGAGTGCGTCTCGCCCGTGATTGGCGCATTCCTCCGCTCGTGGAATGACAGCCTTCCGACTGATGCGGATCGCAACCGCCTCCTGAAGCCGCTGATCCCGAAAATCATCAACACTCGCTCGACGCCAGCCGTTGAAGAACAGCGGTCGTACCTCGCGCTCGACTGGCTGATCCGCACATTCCTGCCCGCTTGGTTGAGACTCGCCAAGATCAACGATCACGCCGACAAGGTCGAGGCGCTGGCACCTATTGCGAACATAGCGACCGCAACCGCTGCCGCGCCAGTCGTGCGCGCCGCCAATGATGCGGCTTCGAAAACGAGGGCCG